AAAAACCAGAAGCAAGTTTTTACGAATGGGTAAAGGCCAATGATCTCCTGGAAATGGTCAAACCATTGTGGGAATCTGGCGGCTGGCGGCTGCGAGATGACGGGAAATTATATTTTCCTAACCCGACTATGGCCATACAAACTCCATGGCGGCATATCAAACAGGAATGGCGGTTTGATTGCTCAACCTGGCATCATCTGATGTTCGATTACCTCAGTAAATTCATGCCTCCGGGGCAGAAGTTTGTACCATCCGGTTGCCATAACTGTTTCAAAGTAGTTGTCAGACCGCGGACCCTTAAGGAGTTATTCGCCTTGGAGAAATTGCAGTTAAAACTCAACCGGCCAAGCAAATGCGGTATTGAGGTAAGGCCGACAGTGCATGCTCTTTATGGCGGGTATTTCTATAATCAGGGTTTAGAGCAAGGTCTGGAACGGTATTCGGAAGTGCGTCAGGCGGTTGATAACGATGAAACCCTAGGCCCGGAAGTGGGAATCATCCTCAAGCGCGGTTGCACTGAATTTGAGTTGGAGTGCGGACCTTCTGACCAATGGCATATCAGCAATGAACAAATGCGATTGGAACGGTTAGTGAATCGCTGGGTAGCAACTGATGATCAGGACCGGGCACAGCCGGACTGGATGCTATGGCGGTTATATCGTCAATGGATAGAGTTTGCCTACGCCAACGGGGATTCGACGTATGCAGAATTTACTAATGGGAAACCCCTGTATCCGCCAGTAGTGACATATCATCACCTGGCAACAAAACCTTCGGCTCTGGAAACAGAGTTGCCTGAAAAGGTGGAGGATTAAACAATGGGTACTAAAGCGAGATGGAATGCTGGAGTTTTGACCTTCTATGATGGTAGCACCTATGAAACCGTCAATCCCAATGCCCCTTTGTATTTTTATGATGACTTTGAGGGAGCAGAAATCCGCACCACGGCAGCGGGTGTAGCTGGATGGACTCTCAAGGATACTGGCGGCTCTTCTGAAGCTATTATCGCTAATCAGCATGGCGGTGTAGTTGGTCTTACTCTTGCTGTGACAAATGAAAAAGAAGAAGCTGGCTTGTATATGGGGGATGTGCTGAATTGGAACCTTGACAAAGGCCCAATCTTTGAATGCCGGGCGGCGGTTCATGTTGCACCAACTGTGCAATCAGAATTATATTTCGGCATGGCTAATGCCTATGTGGAAGGTCCGATTGCTGAAGCTGATGCTGGCCCCACGGTCCATGCTTTTTTCTGTTTTGATGGCGGTCTGGCCTGTACTATCCATACTGATGATGCTGCAACCGATAATGATGCCATAGCAACCGGCATAACTGTTCTCGCTGATGTTTATCATGTGTTCCGTATTGATTTCACCACCATTACCGATGTCAAGTTTTATATTGATGGTGTAGCCGTAGGCACTGGAACCACTTTCAGTATGGCTAACGGTACTAATGTGGTAACGCAGCCATTCCTTATGGCCCACAAAGAAACTTCCGCGGGCCTTGGGGTACTTTATGTTGACTATGTTAAAATCTGGAGTCCCAGATAAAGGGGAGTCGAAATCTTGCTCCTAAAACTCCATACAGCTCCGGCAGTTGAGCCAGTCACGATTGATGAAGTTAAACTCCATCTGCGTGTTGATGGCGATGATGAGATTCTGCTGATAGCAAATCTCATTCAAGCCGCACGGGAAACGGTCGAAAACCTGTGCGGCCCGTTGATCACCCAGACTTGGTATCAATACGAGGATGGGTTCCCTGCCGGGGCTGTAATTAACATTGGCAAGCCACGCCTATTGACTGTTACCAGTCTTAAATATACGGATACCGATGAATCTACCACAACCTTTTCATCCGATTATTATGATGTAAACATCGTAGATGAATATCGTCCCAAAATTGTATTAAAAGATGAATATTCTTGGCCTACCGATACACTTACCGAGGTCAACCCCGTAGAAATTATTTTTACTTGTGGTTATGGAGCCTCGGCTAGTTCAGTGCCGGCAATGTTGCGCCAGGCTATGTTATTATTAATCGGCCATTGGTCTGAAGAAAGACAAATAATGACAGTAGGGAAAATTATCAATACAATACCATGGAATGTAGAAGCCCTTATGGCGAATTATAGATATTGGTAACTATGGCTAAAGACAAAATAACATTTAAATTTGAGGGGTTAACAGAATTACAACAAGCCTTGCGGGAGTTACCCAAGGAAGTTGGTAAAAATATTCTTTGGAACGCGGCCATGCGGGGATCAGAAGTTGTTAGAAAGGAAGTAGAGAATCAGATTCAGGCCAAGGGATTAGTAAAATCAGGAAAACTTCTTAAGTCGCCTATCAAGAGGCGGGAAAAAACTGATGATCCCATGATCGCCTCTTTCCGCATCGGCCAGGATGAAGCTACATTTTGGGACTATTTCCATGAGCTGGGCACAGTCAAAATGAAGGCAACGCCGTTTATGTTGCCGGCCTTGGAGGCCTCCAGAAGTGATGCCATGAATGAAATTGTTGATACATTATCACGGCGGATTAAAACGGCGGCTAAACGGATAGCTAAGCTTCGCAAAAGGTCATTCTTTTGAGAATCGGTAGATTACGGCACAGGGTGACTATTCAGAGCGCCACGAATACCTCAGACGGTATGGGAGGCTATACAGAGGCATGGGGGAACCTGGATACAGTATGGGCCGCAATCGAACCATTCAAAGGCGATGAACGTTATGAGGTTCAGAAATTAGAAGCAGATTTAAGCCATAAAATAATTCTCCGTTATAGATCGGGAATATTGCCTAACATGCGAATCAATTTTGATTCAAAGGTATTTGAAATAATATATATCATCAATCGTGATGAACGCAACATCGAATTAGAATTGCATTGTCGGGAGATAGTATTGTGAAGTCTGCGTTGTCACCAATTCAACAGGCCCTTTATACTCGCCTAACCAGTATTCTATCGTGTTCAGTTTATGATGCAGTTCCTCAAGGGGCCACATTTCCCTATGTTACTCTGGGGGCGGATACCGGAGTGGATTGGTCAACTAAAACTTGGGCCGGCCAAGAAGTTACTATAACCCTGCATACCTGGTCACGTCTGCCAGGAATGTCTCAGACTAAGGATCTGCTGGATGCGATTGTACAAAATGTTACTGGCAATGATTTGGTTATGCCTGAATTTACGCCGGCGCTCCTGCGCTTGGATTATATAGAAACGGTCATGGACCCGGATGGTGTTACTCGTCACGGGATCGTTAGATTTCGGATGAAAATTTCGGAGGATTAACCAATGAGTGGATTAAGAGGCCTAGATTTTGTGGTTTATATCAATTCCGGGACTGAGGCCATTCCGGTTTGGTCAAAGGTGGCAGGTCAACGGGCCGGGACGCTCAATCGATCCATGGACCCCATTGACGTGTCAAATAAAGATGATTATGGCTGGAGTTCTTCTCTTGATGGTACGAGAGAATGGTCGATTGATTTTGATTGTCTGGTATCTGAAACTGACACGGGGGTATTAGCTCTGGAGTCGGCTTTCGATAATGGCGATCAGATCATGGTACAAATGCGGACTCCCGGGGGCTCCATTTATCAGGGTTATGGGTACGTTTCTGAGATGACACTGGAAGCCCCTTACGATGATGTGGCGATATTTTCCGGCTCCATTATGGGAGACGGGGTTCTGAGCAAAACCTAATTTAAGGAGATTTTAAGCCATGAGCAGCTTAACTACTGCCATTAATCTGAAAGTGCATGCCTCATATACTAAGGCCCTGGATTTATCCACGGTGACTGACCTGTTGAGCAAAGTTTATACATTGACTTTGGCCGATGGTAATGAGGACGACGAAGCCGATCTGCTTTTCCATGATGTTAGGACCGTTGCTGACGATACTGATGATGCTTTGGATTTGTCCGGCGTTTTAACGGATGCCTTTGGGACTGCTCTACTTTTCGCCAAGATCAAATTCCTGCTGATTAAAAATCTGGATGATACCCAGACTTTTTCAGTGGGGCCAACTGCAGCGGTAGGGTGGACAGCTCCTTTTGGTGATATCACTGACAGAATTAATATCGCCCCGGGGGCAATGGCGGTTTTAGTTTTTGATCCTATCGGGGTTACGGTAACTGCTGCCACTGCTGACGGCTTGACCGTTACTAATGGGGATGCAGGAAACGCCGCCAATTATGAAATTGTAATCATCGGCTCCACGACGGCCGCCTAACCTAAAGGGATTTTATGGGTAAACCATTTATTTTAATCGATCTGGACCGGCCTCGGCAATTACGGTTTTCAACCAATGCCTTAGTTCTTTTAGAGGAGCTGCTGGGCAAGGCGACACCGGAGATCGCTGCCGGACTGCAAACCGGCAGTTGGGGATTTCGGGAACTCCGGGCGATGCTCTATGCCGGCCTGGTGGGAGAGGATCGCCAGTTGACAGTAAATGCTGTCGGCGAATTAATGGACCTCAAACCCTTGGATTATCTGGTTAGCAAGATTGGGGAGGCCTTTGATGTCGCTTTCCCTAATGAGGACACAGAAAAAAACGTGGAGGCGGTGACCCCTGGGACTGGGGCCAGTTCCTCGGAGTCGCCGCCGCCTGCGGAATAAAACCGGGAGAGTTTTGGACTTTAACTCCGGCGGAAATCCATATATGGGCGAAGGCTATGATGGCTCGGCGCCATGAATCTTTGGAGCTAGCAATTATCACCGCCTGGGAGGGGGAATATTTTCGACGGCAAAAACGGTTGCCGAAAATCGAAAAGGTGTTAGGGCAACTAAAGAAAAAACTTCCACAGGATTATGACGTAAATCAAATGCGGAATGATTGGCAGCACTTAAAGACGATGTTCCCGGAGCCTAAATGACTATCATCGGTAGAGTATGGGCTACGCTCGGGATTGATGCAACCACCTTTGAAAAGGGGTTTGAAAAGGCTGCTAAAAGTTTAGAGCGGGCCGGCCGCAAGATGGGCAAGCTGGGGCAGGATTTAACTACCCATATTACCCTGCCCTTGGTTGGCATTGGTGCTGCAGCTATTAAGATGAGTACTGATTTTAATAAAGGCATGGCCAATGTCGCCACCTTGATTCCCGGCAATATTCAACGGGTAGAGGAATTAAAGAAAAGCGTTCAGTCCATGGCCATAGAAACTGGCAAAGCAACCGGAGATTTAGCTGCTGGCCTTTACGAAGTAATTTCTGCATTTGGGGATAGCGCAGATACTGTCAAGGTATTGGAAATAAATGCTAAAGCTGCGTCGGCGGGATTGGCGACAACTAAAGAAGCTATTGATTTAACCAGCGCAGTCACTAAGGGATATGGTGATACAAGCGCTAGTGCAGTACAAAAGGTATCAGATTTAGCTTTTATAACGGTAAAATTGGGACAAACAAATTTTCCTGAACTTGCTGCAAGCATTGGTAAAGTGACGCCTCTGGCTAAAGAACTTGGTCTAAACATGGAAGAGATGTTCGCTGCTTTTGCTACTGGTACAGGTGTCACTGGTAAAGCAGCAGATGTGGCAACGCAGATCAGGGCT